GCTCCAGCGACGACGACTGCGGCCCGACCTTATTGAACAGCGACCCGGGCAGCACGCACGACGGGTACGTCTTCATCAGGTTGTCCTCGGCCGTGAAGGTCGCGAGGTTGGTCGACGCGCCGTAGTACGCGTACAAAAGCTCGGTTTGAGTACCTGTGACAAACGACACGGACACACCTTCGCTCTGTACGTTATACTGGCCAGATGGTCAGGAAAACCCTCCGGGACCGGCTGCTGTCGCGGGCGGTCATCAACCCTGAGACCGGCTGCTGGGAGTGGTCAGGCTCCAGGGACAAGCGCGGCTACGGCCGGATCAGCGTCGGCGGGACGCCCCGGCTTGTTCACCGGGTCGCCTACGAGATGTGGCGCGGCACGCTCCCTCCGCACCGGGAAGGGAACCTGATCCGCGAGCTTGATCACCTCTGCGAAGTTCACTGCTGCCTGAATCCGGCACACCTGGAACTGGTGACACATCAGGTGAACATGCAGCGTGCTGATATGAGCCCCGCGGGACTGGCGAACCGGCTGAAGACCCATTGCCCTAAGGGTCATCCCTACGATGAAAAGAACACCTACATCGGACGGCAGGGGAAGCGGTCCTGCCGTGCATGCGTTAACGAGCGGGACCGTCGCCGCCGGGCAGAAGCGGGTGCGGGCCTGCCCCCGGCTGCCAGGACCCACTGCCCGCACGGCCATCCATATGACGAGCAGAACACCCACATGGCTTCAGGTAAGCGGCAGTGCCGCACGTGCATGCGCCGCCGGGCACGCGAGGCCGCGCGGCGCAAGCGCGCGCAGGCCAAAGCTCAGGTCAGCGAGACCTGAATACCGGCTGCAGCTCCCGATCCGCCCGTCACCTGGAATGTGTTGCCCGACGCGACCGCGATCGGCTGGCCGTTGAAGTTGCCGAAGAACGACCGCTGCCCGGTGCTGCCGACAATGTCCAGCGACACGATCCCCGGCGACGCGACCACACCGCCGATCGACACCAGCGACTGCGTTGTCAGCGGCACCCCCACCGCTGACCCGGACGCCGACGCGGCCGACTGCCCCAGCGTCGTCCACCCGCCGTTGATCGCCGTGGTGTACCCCGACGTCTGCGTGGGGATCTCCGTTCCCACCGCAGCCGCAGTGGAAGCCGTCGAGTTGATCTTGATCCGCATCGCTGACGTGCCCACCGGGGTGCCTATCGCCGTACCCGGGATACCCGCCGCACCCGTCGGCATCAGCCCGTTGAGGATGATGCTCACGAGTGCCTGGTCGATAGCTGCCATTACCGCTCCTGCCCAGTGCCCAGCAGGGGCACATCCTGATCATCGAAACCGGGGATCTCGAACGTCGCGTACAGGATCGTCCGCGGCCCGGCGTTCACCACGTGGCCGTCCGGGTCCAGCACCCGCCAGCCCTGGTCGGGCTCCCACGCGGGCTCGGGAGGCTTCTCCAGCCGCAGCAGGTGCATCAGGTCACCTTCCCGAGCATTTCCGGCTTCATGTGGCCGACCTGGACGCCGGTGTGGACGTGCACGGGGATCCCGGCCGCCGCGGCGCGCAGGCAGAACGTCATGTCCTCGCCCATCAGCGTCAGCGGCGCACCAACCGGCGTCTCGCGGAACCACGGCGCCGCCGCATCCCTGCTGTGCGCGGCGACAGTCTCGAGCGCGGCACGGTGCATCAGCAGGAACCCCGTGCCGGTCGCGCTGACCTTCACGCAGGTGTCCTCCGGCCACGTCTCCCAGTGCACGAACCCCAGCGCGCCGGATTCTTTCTGCGTGATCTCGTACATCGTGGGGCGCACCTCACCCGCCGCCGGGGAGAAGCACAGCGCGCCGACGATCGGGCGCTCCACCGGGTCAGCGGCGGCGATGAGCCGGTCCAGGGCGCTGCCGTTGAACACCATGTCCGTGTCGCACATCAGCAGCCACGGCGCGTCGTACTTGCGCAGGAACTCATCCACGACAAGGTTCCGCGGCGTGCTGATGTTCGGGCCCGAGACGTACCTCAGGACCGCGTCCAGCGGCGTGCTGGCCTCCATGGCCACCGACACCAGGGACTCGCAGAACTCGCCGGTGACGAAGGCGGGCCGGACGTAGCCGATAACCGCGTGGTCAGCCACCGGGCTGCCGCGTCAGTGCCACCTCGTACTCCTCCTGCAGCTCGCGGCGCGGCTCGCGGCGCGGCTTGACGCACCGCAGGATCGCCACCATCTCGGCGACGACGTTGCGCTGGAACCGGATCATCGAGCGCAGCTCCGGGTCGGTGCACGTCTCCAGGCCGGGGAACATGACCAGCTCAACCCGCACCGGCTGCCAGTCGCCGGTGTAGCCGTAGTCCGCGCGCCAGAAGTGAGGCTGGCCAAAATAGGCCCACGAACCGGCGAACATCCGGCGGACGTGCGTCGGGTCCTCGTCGGCGTCGTCGGCCGAGCCGTACGGGCAGCGGAACACCGCCAGGCGGCCCGGCGCCGTCACCCGCCACAGCTCGGCCATGAACGGCAGCGGGTCGCGAAGGTGCTCGATGACGTGGCTGCCCTGCGACCGGGTCACGCTGTCGTCATCGAAGGGCAGGACCGGCTTGGCGTCGAAGTCCACGACGTGATCCACGCCGGGCAGCGGCGCGCAGTCGATGTTCACCCAGCCCGGGCGGATGTCCCGGCCGCAGCCCAGGTTCAGCCGCATCAGGGCCCGGCGGTGTCCGGCTCAACGTTGGCGGGCCAGTCGCCGTGGAATCCGCCGGTGATGTCGAACCCGTCCGCGCCGAACCCCGCCGGTGACTCCAGCAGCGTCCGCGCATCCGCGATCCGCGGCGACATCGGGTACAGGACCCCCGAGCCGCCCTCGGCGTTCGCCGAGTCGAACGCCGGGCCGATCCCGTCATCGAGCGGCGCCTGGATGTTCACCTGCGACGCCGCCACGCCCGCATAGTTCGACGGGCTCGACGGGCTGTCAGACGGTGTGATCATTGCGGCTCATCTCCGTAGGCACGCGGCGGGTCGTAGTAATGGCCGGTGGGCAGCGTCTCACCCGGGCCGCTGCCCGGGTCAAGCGGCGACGGCGGGAAGTTCATCAGGTCGCCGATGTGGGAGCCCTGGCCGTAGGTGTCGCCCTGCAGCTCACCGAACCGGGCCTCCGCCGCGGCGACCGCACCCGCGACCGTCCCGGACACGATGTCCCGGCCGCCCGGGTCCGCGTCGGCGGCGAACACGACCGGCGAGATCGCACCCGGCTCGTACGGGTTGATGTTCGGCGCGGCCAGCGGCGACGCGCCCGGCACGGCGGCCATCACCCCCGGGCCCGGCGTTCCCGGGGAGATACCCGGGGCAGCGTACAGCGGCGGCTCCGGCCGCTCATCCGGCCCGCTGTAGGGCACCGGCGCCGGGCCAGCGGTCGTGGCCTGCGGCATCTGCGGCACGCCCGCCGGGGGCGGCGGGGAGTCCGGCTCGGTGATGGCCATAAGATCACGCCTTCGCCTGGAGGTAGAGCTTCGTTTTCGTCGCGTCAGCCGACGTCTGCACGATCCGCACCCGCGCATACCGGCCGTACATGTTGAACGGCACGTTGGCGCCCGCCGCGATCGTCACCGGCGTGAAATCCGCGTCAGCCGCCGCACCATCCGTGCCGTACTCGACCGTGACCACCGTCGTGCCCCCGGCCACGGCCAGCCAGCCCAGCGCCTGCGTGCACCCCGACGTCTCCACCCACGGGCCCAGCACCGGCGAGTTCACCAGCAGGACCGGCGTCACCGTCTCCCAGATCACGTCGCCGTTGCGGAGAGGCATCAGGAACCCTTACGGCCCGCTGCGGGCTTCGCCGGGGCCTTAGCCGCCTTCGGCTCGGGCTCGGGCTCGGGCTCCTCGTCGTCATCGAAGTCCTGCGGCACGAACAGCGCGGTCCGCGTCACGCCTTCCTTCGCCGCCCTCTCCGCCTCGGAATGGTCCAGCATCACCAGCGGATGGCCATCCGGCCTGGTCTGCCCCTTATGCAGGGTGACCCATGCGCCATCCGGCGTCTCGCCGGTGAAACTGTCCTGAGCGACCCACCACCTCGTCATCACTCACCCGGTCCCTTCGGGTTCGCCTGCAGGTAGGCGAACAGCTTGTCGTTCACGTGGCCCTGGCCCAGCACCGGCGGCGTCGTGGTGAACAGCGCGGACGCTCCCGCCACCGCGCCATGCGAGCTGTCGCGCAGGCTGCCCTCGATCACCGTGTGGCTGCCGCCCGTCGCCAGCTGGATATTGAATGTCGTGATCGCGTACCGGGCCGCCATGTCAGGCCCCCCGCGGGTAGGCGGCCAGGTAACCGGCCATCACGCCCGTGATGTTGCCCACCCCGGCCACGGGGGCGGTGGCGGTGAAGTTGGTTGAGAACAGCGCGATCTTCGCCGCGTCCGTCACCGAGTCCAGCGTGGCGCCCGGCTGAATCGAGTACGCCGCGCCGGACGCCAGCTGCGAGGTGAAAGCGGCGGTCGCGTAGTTGGCTGCCATCTAGTCCTCCTTGGCGGCCAGGGCTTGCCTGACCTCAGCCGGGTAATGCTCCACCACGAACGCGATCACATCTTCGAGCCGCTGGCCGCTGGGCTGCACCTTCACCCAGATCTCCAGGTTCTCGATGCGGTTGTCGGCCCGCATGCCGTTCTTGTGATGGACGTTCTCCCACGGCCATAGCGGACGGCCGCGATCTTCTTCCATGACGACGCGATGCTCACCTATGCGAACGCCGTCACGCCATACGCTGCGGTAGCCGGTCTTGTGGAGGTGGCCAGAGCCGCGCGGCTTCCGCAGGGGCTCAGCTGGGCCAGGGTCGCCGTCTTTCCGGTTCCGCTGGTAGTGCATCTCGCAGAAACCGGCCGCGTTGTACGGGTTGCCGCAGCCCTTGACCGAGCACCTGCGCGCTGCCCGGCGATCCCCCTCTTCCTCTTTCCTGCGGCGGACGGCATAGTGCGGGCGGCACAGCCCGTCCAGCACCGCGAGCAGCGTGCACGCCTTCCGCGAGCACTGCTTGCTGCCGTTCTTCTCAGCCCGCCATTCCTGATAGTGCTTACCGCACATCTGCCGGGCGTGCTGAACGTTCTTGCATCCCTCAGTTACGCATTGCCTGGTTTCCGTGATGGTTTCCATGACAGAAGCTTACCACGGAAACCAGGCAATGCAGTCCTCCCAGGTCAGGCGCCCTTCATGACTCTAAATGCGTTGACCGTAGAAAGATTCGCGCCAGTTCGCCAGAACATATACCAGCCGGCCTGGCCTGCCGGCAGGATGCCGCCCGCGCCCTGAACGAGCGGGTCATAGATGATGGAAACGCCCACGCGGTCCACGATGATGTACTGCCCGAAGTCCCCGAAGATCGCCTCAAGCGACCCGGCGGAGACGGTGCCGACCATCGTCGTCGACTCGTAGATCGGGGCACCCAGCAGCGTCTCCGGCTGGCCCTTGCCCAGGTTGGTCCAGAACGAGGACCCGCCCGCGGTGTCAAGCTGCCGGACCTTGTTGATGATCGCCACGTTGGCCACCCACGCGGCGCCGGGGGCGTTGCGGAACCGCGCCGGGAGTGCGGCCTGCACGGCGTAGATGTCGCCGAGCGCGATGACGGTGGTGGTCGCCGTGGTGACGACCGTGGTCGCGCCGGGCACGACACCGGGCGGGACGCCCGCGCCGGTGCCAGTGGCAAAGGCGGCCTCCTCGAGCCGGTCCTTGGCATCGGCCAGGAGGGTCGGGAGCTGCTGCCCGAAGTCGGTGTCCTCGAGCAGCTCGTAGCTGCCGTACACCCACGCGGCGGCCTTGACCGGCGTGACGGTGATGGCGGCGACGGTCGGGGTGACGTCGGTGGCGATCGTGCCTTCAGTGATCCACGCCGCGTTGACCCCGGCGGACGAAACGCCGTTCCACGTGTTCGACGAGGTCGTCTTGACGTTGGAGATCCGCCGCCACGGGTTGGCGCTGGCGCCGTTCGTCAGCACGATCGTCGGGTCGAGCACGAAGGGAAGCATCACGGAGCCCGAGGACAGGGTCAGCGCGGCACGGCTGGCCTCGTCGAGGTGCTCCGGGTCCTTGATGTAGGCGCGGAACGCGTCCTGGTACTCCTGCGACCCGTACAGCAGCATATGCCGGGCGATCCCGGCGTCATGCTGCGCCTTCCTGGTCGCCTCCTCGGCGCGGTCGTGGGTGATGTTGCCCCGCTTGGCCTCCAGCTCGACGGCGTCCAGGCCGCGGGCCCGCATCTCCGACCGCGGCATCAGGATCTCCCGCTCGTGGCGGATCAGCTCCTGGCAGTCGTACGGGTCACGGTTGCTGGTGATCACCAGGTCCGGGGAGCCGAACCGGGACGCGCTGGTGCCGTCGTTCCCGTTGGGGCCCTCGCGGTTCGCCGGGTCAGCGGCGGTGCGGGTAATCGCCTTGATCTCCTCCATCCGGGCGATGAGCGGCTTGCAGTCGTCATCGAGCTTGCGCCACCGGGCGATGAGCGTGTCGCGGTAGTTGCCGTCGCTCTCCTCGGTGGTTTCCGGGTCGTTCTCCATCCGCTGGATTTCAGCGGTGATAGATGCCTGCTCGTCGAGCAGTTCCTGCAGCGTGGCCATGTGCCGCGCCTCCGTCCGGTCTGGTTACCAGGCCAGCCCGGCTGCCTTCCGCTGCTCCTCCGAGCGCAGGACGTACAGCGCGTGCTGGTGATACCGGGCCGAGTGCTCATCGCCGTCAGGCGTGGGCGGGTCGCCGGGGGCGGGTTCCCCATCGGGGGGAAGTGCCTGTTCTGCGTCGTCGTTCTCGTCCGGGTCCAGGACGCCTCCCGGAGTGGACATGCGGACACCGAGGATCTCGGCGCCGGAGTAGGCGGGCCACAGCACCGGGCCGTACTCACGCAGGCCCAGCTCGGTGCGGCGCACCGTGATCAGCTCGCCGCCGCGGGGCCGGTGCTGGTCGCCGCGGCGCAGCTGCGGGTCGCTGCGCATGATGCGGCCGGTGAAGGACTGGGAGGTGATCGCGCCGGAGCGGATGTTCTCCAGCACCTCATCGGCCAGCGGCGTCTCGGAGTAGCGGGTGCGGGTCAGCAGGCCGCGGGCCTCGGCGCGGATGTCCACCGGGACGCCGATCGGCATGGAGAACCGCTCCGACGGTGACCCGTTCAGGGTCATGCCGTGGTTGTAGAGGACCTTCACCGAGCCAGGGAAGCCGCCGCGGGCGCGCTGCGCGTGGTCGATGGCCCGGGAGAACGCGGTGGGCTCGATAACCTCGATGTAGTGGCCCTCGTGATCCTTGATCTCGGCTTCCTGGCCGAACACCGCGGCGTACGCCTCGACGGTGCGCCCGTCGCCGCCGTCCGCGGAGCGCAGGATGTGGATGTCCTCCAGCGGGTACATCCGCATGAACTCGGTGCGGGACGGCGGGGCATCCTCGGACCGCTTGGTGCCGCCGCGTGCCTTGGCTGCCAGGCTCATGAACTTCGCCTTCCCGTATTTCTTCCGCCCGATGTAGGCCGCGAGAGCGCCCGGGTTGCTCGCGCCCTTGGATGCCAGCGCGCCTTTGAGCTTCGCGAACCGCGCGCCGGAGCCGAGCTTGGCCGCCCGGGACGCGGGGGCACCCTCGCTGGTGCCGTCTGCGGCCTCGAAGTGGTGCACGTGCAGGCCGGTCAGGTCCGGCAGGTCTGAGCAGTCGTCCCACGAGGCGTCGAGGCCGTCAGCGTCGGGTCCGTCCATGGGCATGCTCATCGCGGCCCTCCCGGCCTTGTGCTCCATAGCGGCATGCGTCGCGGGGTAGATGCCGAGTGCTGCGTGGTGGGCCAGGTTGCAGTAGCCCTGCGGGTCCTTGATGAACTTGCCGAGGTGATCGACGCAGCGCTGGAAGTCGCCGGGCTCGCCCCAGCGGATCTTCGCGGCGCCCTCGCCGTGCACCCAGTACTCGTGCAGGCGCTCGGTGCCGCCCGGGTTGGTGACCTGCCCGCCGATGCGGACCGCGCCGCGCTCATCCATGCTTGCGGCCACCCTTCCCGGCGTAGCGTGACGGACATGAGGACCAGAACCTGCTCCCTGTGCGGCCGCCCGGATAACCGCTGGTACGTCCGCAAGCGCGGCGGCAGGCTCGTTTGCCGGAACGCTGGCATGTGCTCCCTGCGCCAGTCCATGAACGCGCTGCCGGACATGCCCTCCGAGGAGGAGTACCGCCAGCGGGTACGTGCGATCCGCGAGCGGGGGATGGCGGAAATCAGGCGTGACCTAGCGACCTGACCAGCCTCATCTGAGGTCGCTCACAGCTTCGCGGCCTGCGCGTCGAGCTGGCGGGCCTGAGTCAGCAGGCTCCTGATCCTCGTCCGCAGCGCCGCGATCCGCGCGTGCAGCGACCGGGCCTTGCGGTGGTGGTGGGACGCCTTGCGGTGGTGGTGCACCGGGTGGCCCGGCTTCGGGTGGTGACCCGCCGCCTTCGCCGCCGCGACCGCCTTGTGATGCGCCGCAACCTGCGCCTTCATCTGCGCGTGCAGGACGTGCAGCTGCTTCTCCAGGACCCGGGCCTGCGCCCGGTCCGCCTCCGCGCGGGCGTGCAGCGCCTGCTTCTGCGCCGCGTGGCCGCCGCCGGGCGTCACCGGGCCAGCGGTCTTGACCGGGCCGTGCGCCGCGGGTTTGGCCGCAGCGGGTTTCGCGCCGCTGGCGCCCTTGGACCCGGACGAGGATGAGCCGCCGGACGCCGGGGCGAACTGGCCGCCCTTCGGCGACCCCGCGCCCATGTGGCTCGTGTTGAACCGCTCCGCCTCACCGGGCACGTCCAGCTCAGCCGCCGCAGAGTCCGCGTCAGCCAGCAGGTCGTCCAGGTCGATGTCGTCGCCGTCATCCAGCTCGTCGTCGTCCAGCTCGAACTCACCGAGGTCGTCCAGGTCCACCGAGCGGCGCCCGGCCGATAGCTGCGGCGCGGGGCGGGTGCCGTTCCCGCCGTCACCCGGGGACACCGAGCCCAGCGGCAGCCGCGCCTGCGTGCCCGCCGGGAGCGGCTTCGCCGTGGCGCCCGGCTGGGCCTGCGGGAGCTGATGCTGCACCGGCTGGTTCGCGGGCGGCGTGGCCGCCGGGTCCGGCTGGAGCTTCGTGATGTCACCCGAGGTGACCGCGACGGTGATCGACTCGCGGGTGTAGCCCGCCTGGCGCGCGGTCAGGATCGCCTGCATGTTCACCAGGGCCGTCTGCCCGCGTTCCATCGCGGCGTCCTGCAGCGCGGCGATGTCCGCGGTGTCGAACCACAGCCGGTTCCCGGCCGGGACGGTCACCAGCTGGCCCAGCGCCCCGCAGGCCGAGCGCCACTGGGGCCTGGCCCACAGATCGGCGAGCTTGTGCATCGACTCCAGGTAGCCCTTGCCCGCGCCACGCAGCGGCTCCAGGCCCACCAGCACGCCGGGGACCATCGACGCGGCCAGGATCCGCTCCGTGCCCGCCGCCGCGACGTTGGAGAAGTCCATCTGCGCCAGCGAGTTGCCGATCACGGTCACGTCGGCGCCCTGATCCAAAACCAAAGTCTTGAAGGCGTTGTCGACGCCGCCGTGCCGGGCCGCCATCCGCTCGCGGATCTTGTCCACCGTGGCGTCCTGCAGCTTCGCCGCGTACTTGATCAGCAAATTCGGCGAAGCGCTGTTCTGCAAATACCTGATCTTGTACTGGGCCAGGCCGTCGTCCCCGGCGACGTCCCGCATGACCGGGGTCAGCCACGACATGCCGCGGAAGTCGGCGACCGGGTCCGGGACCGGCGCCCAGTGGCACACCTCGGCGGCAGGCACGAAATAGCCCGTTCCCTGGTCCAGGACACCCTTCGGCGGCTCGAACCAGTAGCCGCGCTTGCGGCGGTAGTACCCGCCGCCGTCGACGGGGACGAGTTCGGAGATGATCGTCACCCAGTCCGGGCGCAGCCGCACCAGGCGGCCCTCACCGGGCGGCGCCCAGGTGTAGGAGTTCCCGGCTATGCCCGCGTCCTGCTCCATCCGGGCCAGCAGGTCCCCGGTGATGCTGTCCGGCCCCCACGGGTGCTCGAACAGGGACAGCGACGTGTTGCCGAACAGGTGCTTGTCGTCCAGCGCCTGCCAGCACAGGCGGGCCTCGGAGAACAGCATCAGGCGGATCAGGAACGCGGAGAACACCACGGAGTTGCCCGCGTGGGCCTTCTGCGCCCAGGCGGTGAACTGCGGCAGGACCGCCTCGCGGTCCGGGGAGCCGTAGGTGGTGGTCAGCACGGCCGCGCCGGACGCCATGCCTTCCCAGTAGCCCGCGTCGCGGCGGATCAGCCGGTCCCATAGCCTCACGAGGCCGCCCGGGCGCGCTCCAGAACGCTGGCCACCGTGCCCGGCACCGCGTGCACAGACGGCGCGGCCGGGGCGTCACGCAGCAGCGCGAACACGCCTACCGCCAGCGAGTCGAAGATGATCGCCAGGCCCAGCGCCCACAGGCCGATCAGCGCCGCGCCGCCCAGGATCCCGGCGAGGGAGACCAGCAGCAGCAGGACGGATGACCGCACGGTGCCTCCCTCACGTATCGTGGTCAGTCGCGGCAAGGAAGTGCCGTCTGGTTCTTGTGCAGGGACCGCAACCCTGGGGAACCCTTCGGTGGGCCGGTGGCCCAAGCGCACCGAGCTGGAGATAGGCCCCAGCGGGAAGACGCCTCCCATCCGGCCCCCTTGCCGCCCCCTAGATCACGAATACGCCCGGGGCGGCCAGTTCCGCCCACCGCAGGAAGCCCCACACGGCCTCCGTCGCGGCCACCAGCGGCGACTGATCAACGGCGACCTTCCGCTCCCACGCAGCAGCGCCCGCCAGGGGCCGCTGCTGGGCCGCGCGGACCGCCGCCGTCATCGGCGGCTGCTCGAGGTGCGCCAGGCCCGAGCCGTTCACCAGGTCCAGGAACTCGCCGTGCGCGACCGCCACGTCAGCGGTCCCCGGCTGCGTCACCACGATCCCCGCATCGGCCAGCGGGCGGATCAGCGTCGCGGACTGCGACCGGCCATCGACCACCACCGCCACCGGGTCATGACCGGCGGCCAGGGCCACCAGGCGGGCCACCGCGCCGCGCGGGTGGTCATACCAGACCAGGTCCACCAGCACGCGGGTCCCGCCGGACTCACGGCCCGCCGCGACGATCGCGCAATGCTGGCGGCCCCGGTTGTGGCACGCGCAGCCCTGGCTGATCTCCACCGCGAACGCCACTTCGCCGCTCACATCCGGGCACCAGCCAGCGCCGCCGAGCCCCACGCATCCTCGGGAATGACATCCCACGCGCCGCCCGGGTCATCCCAGACGCCCAGCGCCTCGCGCATGAAGTCCTCCGGATTCAGCAGCTTCCGCATCCGCAGGATGGCTTTCGCCGGGGTCCGCTTCGGGTAGGACGGATTCGCCTTCCGCCACGCCGCCCGGTCATCGGGCCTCGAGCCCCGCGGTGCCGATATCTCCACGTACAGGACACCCTCGGACTCACCGGCCAGCGCTTCGGACCGCAGCCGGGTCACCACCTCGCCCGGGTCAGTGGGCTTCGGCGGCGTGCACATCAGCACGATCTGCGGGTTGACCGCCTGGTTCATCGTCGGCACCAGGTCAGCCAGCGCCATCTCCGTCAGGATCTGCGCCTCGTCAAGCACCAGCCGCCGCACCTTCGTGAACCCGCGGATAGCGCCCCGCTCACGGGCCGCGAACACGATCCTCGAGCCGTTGCGGAACGGGATGCTCTCATTCCCGGCGCCGGTCGTGATGTCGTCGTAGTCGATGTGCGGAGCCAGGGGCTCCGTTCTCGCCCAGGCGCGCATCTCGTTGAACGTCTCCCGCGCCACCTTGAAGCGGTGCGCCGTCCAGACGGTCGTCGTGCCCGGGTTCTTGATCGAGTCGGCGAACACCACGCCGCCGACGTCGAACGTCTTGCCCACCTGCCGCGGGATCGACAGCAGCGCCGTGTCTGCCGCGTACAGGCCGCTGCGCGACTTCGCCAGCAGGCACCTGTTAAGGTCACGCTGCCACGGGTCGAAGATGATCCCGATCCGCTCGCAGACCGCCTGCGTGCTCGGGAAACTGTCGCTGGCTATACCGCGCGGCAGGACCAGATGCGCAGCCTCAGGAAGAAGCCCAGGCCCGGTCCGGGACTGCCGCCGCACTGCCAATGCCATCCGCCTTACCCGGTCGGTTGCCGCGCTTCTCAGCCTCGAGCAGCACCTGGAGCGTCATGCGCAGCTCCCGCGCGATCAGCGAGTTCGCCGGATCGGCCTCGTTCGCCGCCTTCAGCCGCTCAGCCAGCCCGCGAAGCTCCGTTTCCGCGTCCGCGATTGCCTGCGCGGCCCCGGGTGACAGCGGCACCGGGCCGAGCACGCCGCCCGGTGATTTGACGACGGCACAGCGCCTGCACAGCGAATGATCGCCCGCGGCGTGCATCTTCCTGCGGCGGGTCCGGAGGGCGTCACTGTCCGCCATTATGTGGCCCTCCAGTGTGGCCGGTCACGCTGTGTGTGCACATGAAGGCTGCGGAG